CAATTTGGAGTTTTAGGGTATTTATCGTTTAGCATGTCTCTTATCTTAGTAACAGACATGCCGTTTAAATACGATTCAAAAATATCTCTAATTGCAATAGCTTCTAATTCATTGATGGTCATTGCGCCCGTGTCTCTGTGGTAGTCGTATCCGTAAGATGTTCTGGCCCACATCATAGACTTGCCAGACTTAGCACGCCCTAGCTTGCCTAATTGCATACGCTCTTTGATTTGCTCCCGCTCAAGCTGAGCGAATACAGCCAAGAGTCCGATCATGGCTTTTCCGAAAGGTGTCGAAGTGTCGAAATTTTCTTGAAGGCTCAGGAACTCTATCCCATTTTTGATAAAAATTTCCTCTATCAGATAGAGCGTGTCTTTCTGGCTTCGGCTCAAGCGGTCCAGCTTATAGACTAAAACCGTATCAAATTTCTTGTTTTTAGCGTCCTTTATAAGCTTTTCAAGTGCTGGACGCTCTGTATTAGATCCTGAAAATCCCCCGTCTGTATACACTTTGTAGACGTTCCAGTCCTTAATATCGCAGTAACTCTTTAACTTGTCCTTTTGCTCGTCTATACTATATCCTTCTTCGACCTGATTAGTAGTAGAGACCCTTACGTATATAGCTACTTTGTTTATTGTTTGCATTGTTTTTGTACCTCAAATTTGATAAAATAGGTACAAGAAAGCACCTCAAGAGGATTGACCTTTTGAAATGTTTTCTTGCCTAGTCGCCTCACGCTCAGAGTCGCCAAACTTTGCGAGCGTGGGGCTTTTTTTATTTATTTATAAAGCTGATTGGCTAGACTAACAGCTTCCGGGCTAAAATAGCCTAAATATTCGTCTAGCTTGTCCTTGCCTTCCTTGGTCGGATTCATTGCGTGATAGCGGACAATGAAGGCTTTCCCTTCTTCTTCCAAGGCACCAGCCATCTTCTCCAAGCCTCCAGCCATTGTTTTTGCGTCAAAGCTCGGATTGTTAGCATTAGCCTTTGAAAATTCCGTCACTTGGTTTAAATTTCTAACCATCTTGCCGAGGGTTTCTACGTACTCGCTAGGTTCTAACGTAGTCTTTAAGACTGGTTCGAGATCATTAGTTTCATCAAGTAGCCTTTTAATTCTGTTGAACTCTGAAATAAATTGATACTTATTTCCTTTTTGCTTAACTTCAAGGGTGATATTTCCGTTTTCGTCCGCTTTTTTAAACAGAGCCACAAAGGCTTGATAAGCGCCTATAAATGCTGGTATTGTTGTAAGAGAGAACAGCAGGGACAAGAAGCCCTTTTTCTTTTGCCCTGAGTAGAAAAATTGAGCGCCGACAATTCCAAGGAAGAAGGCCAAAGAAATATAAATCCATTTGTTGCAAGTATAAGTAACTGTCTTGTATACTACAGGATTAGGCCTTGAGACCGTCGCTTGTCTTTGCGTAGATTGGCTAGACGTGGCCTTTTTCTTCTTCGGTCCGCTCTTAACACTCTTGAGAGGGTCTACGGTCACTTTGTGATAAACCTTATTATATAAGGCTTTTTCTGGGTTCTTAATAAATCCCATTCCCTTCTTGCCGTATAGCGGATTAACGGCCTTTTTCATTTGCCGTTTAATCCGTCCTGTAGTGCGTGCCTTCAAGCTCTTAGACAAACTTGGTGTTCTTACTCCTATTTTCATTTTTCAAAATCTCCTATTTTTTAATCTCTATATACATCTACGACTTCGCCGATCGCTCGCATATTTTCTGATAGTGGAATATCTTCATAATCAGGGTTCAGCGATTGCAAACGATCGTTTTTTAATTTCTTGACGTAATTTTCGCCTTCAACCTGAAAGACTCCGATTTTATTTATATCAACAATATCCGTTAGCTTTATGAAAAGAAAATCTCCGTTTTTGATTTTCGGCTCCATAGAGTGACCAACTACTACAGCAATAGTATCATATTTACTTTTATCTGGAACTTCGTCAGCGTAAAAGTCTACCATTGTGTCATAGTCCGCTTCTTGCCAATATCCAGTACCGGCAGAAACTTTTCCGGGAACAGGTAGACTTACCCGCTTCCTTGTGTCGTATTCTGCAAGCTTGTCCTGAATATTGATTATTTTATCTTGGTCTTCCGCTACCATTTTTTCAGAAACGGCAAGCAGTTCATTTTTTCTTATGTTATCAAGTTTTGAATAGTTAGATAAAAGTATAGCTTGTCTTATATCAAAGTTCTTGACTTCACCAGTTGACTCAATATTATTTCTTTCTTTAAAGGTAGAGTCTATATCTGATTTCTTAACCCCGAAATAATCCGCCAATTTTTGGATAACCCCAAAAGAAGGGGCGCTCCTCAGCTTCATATAATCGGTCATTGTGCTTGCTGTAATTCCTACCTCTTTAGCTAAATCCTTTTGAGTGATTCCACGCTCTTTTCTAAATCTGGTGATATTATCAGCAATAATTTGCATTCGTTTCTTTTCGTCCATTTAACGACAACCTCTTATTTTTTATAAGTACATTATATATCATCTTTGACAGTTAATCAATAAAAAATACGAAAAAAACTTATTTTTTTGATATTTTCTATTGACAATACGAAAAAATCGTATTATAATGATCTTGTAAGGTTGAGTTACGACCTTGAAAAGAAATGAAGAAAGGACGGTCAAGAAAATATGCAATGGACTTTGGAAGCAATGCGAATCAACAAAGGACTTACTCAGACAGAGTTAGCACGAGAATTTGAGGTGTCTAGCCAGACAATCGCCCGAATGGAAAAAGACAGCTCCGATATTGGCTACCAACTATTAAAAAAATACATGCTTTATTTCAACGTGAAATTTGATGATATTTTTTTAGGTAAAAAATACGAAAATTTCGTATAAATCAGAAAGGAAAGTTTATAGTGATACAAATCGAAATTGAAAATTTATCAGATTTTATAGAATCTGCCAAAGAGGTTATTAAAAAAGCCGAAGAACTAGAAGTAGCTGTTCAACGGCTAAATGAAATGGAACTTGAGCTAAAAGCTAAGACGACTAATAAGTAAAGCTTTTGAGCTTCAAAAAGAAATCAAAAAAGCACCTAACAGAAGTCAGGCGCTTAGAAAAACAACTAACTAAATTATATCACAGGAGAAAGGAAAAGGAAATGCAAGAAATAGCATTATCGAATAACCTGTCTCAGATTGAGCTAGAAATCAGTCACCACAAGCAGATTGCAGGGCAATCTATTTGGGAAATCGGCAGAAGATTAAATCACGTTAAAGAAAATGATTTAGCGCACGGGCAGTTTATGAACTGGCTAAGAAAGGTTGAAATTGACCACACATCAGCTAAACGAATGATGAAGATTGCAAACGAATTGCCAAATAGTGCAACGTTGCACCATTTAGGCGCAACTGCCTTGTATCTAATTGCAAGTCTACCGGAAGAAGAACAGAAGAACCAAATCAACAGGCTAGAGCAGGGCGACAGCTTGACCGTCAGAGAGCTACAGACGATCAAGAAGAAATACTCAAAGGCTCTTGGCCGAATCGCAGAACTTGAAGCCTCTGAGCCTCAGCCAAAAGAAGTCGTTAAGGAAGTCATTAAGGAAGTTCGAGTGACGCCACCTGACTATCAAGAGGCACTTCAAAAGGCAAGAGAAACAAAAGCGAGATTTGAGGCTTACGCCGAAAGAAACGCATTTCTTGAACAACAGCTACAAGATTTTTATGCAAAACGTGCCGAAGTTGACGAAAAATCAGCTAAGTATGACGAATTAACCAAAGCTATTCAGCAATCGCAAGGGGAGCTGGATGCTACCCAATCAAAAATTGGGAGTTACAAAAATTTACTATCGTTTCTGAGAAAAGGCAATGAAATGTTACTACACATGGGTGGCCTTATCTATGTAGACGAAGAACGCATCATCAATTCAGATACACAAATCCGCAAGGAATTTGAGCAACTGCAACAATCAGTCAACCGACTAGCTGAAGATCTAAACAGAATGGTCCAAGGTGAAAATGACATTATTGAAGGAGTATTCAAATGACACAAGAACTTATTAAGCAACCAATCCAAAATCTGCCAGAAGGTATGACGCAAGAAGATATATTTATCCATCTTTTGCAAGGCCAAAAAGAACTAAAGAAAAGCCATGAAGTTATGGCCGGCGATTTAGATTATTTGAAAAACAGACAGCCTATCAATCCTTCTGTTGGCATGGAACTAGAAAAACTCCGTAAAACAAGAGTTATCAACGCCCTTGGAGGAATGGAAAGCCCGGCTTATAAAAACCGTTCCTTTGCTGGAAAAGTCTTCCGTCAGGCGGCCAAAGACTTCAAAGAGCACTTTCGCATTCCTCGGTACGATATGTTACAGGTCAAAGATGAGCAGGAGGCATTTGACTACTGGAAATTATGGGAACCATCACATAACACCAAAATGGAAATCAAACAACTCAACGGCCAGACTTCTTTAGAACTTGTCGGCTAAGCAAAAAGCCCTTCTGGAACAGCAGTTCCGTTGAAGGGCCAAGAAAATCTATATAAGGAGATTATACCATGAGACAACAAAAAAAGCAATGGAAGCCAAGAATTATAAACGTAATGGCAGACGGAACAGAGATTGAAGATCTGACAGGATATGTTATCCCTGCTGGCCATCAATACTACCGCATTATTAAAAGCATAGACGCAAAGGAGAATCAAGCATGAACATATTTAAGAGCATCAAGAATTATTTTAACACAGAAGAGCCTGAAACAGTCGTGACATTGCCAAACGAGACCGAGAAATGGAAAGCTCTCGCTATCGAAGTGAACAGGGAAGTAATGGCCGTTAGACGCAAATACAAAGCGGTAGTCGAAGAATGTAACCGACTAACTAAGCTTGTTGAAATCTATCAGGAAATTTTAGAGCGGAAGGACAACGAAATATGATATGCAGTACATTTTCAGGAACACGAATGAGAATTACACTCAGTTAAATAATCATTCTATTCAGAATAACCAATTAAGCCTGCAGGCCAAAGGGTTATTGTTGGTGTTGCTATCGAATAAAGAAACTTGGAGGCCTTACATTGACGAGCTTTCAAAACGATCAAAGAACGGCCGGGACTCTCACAGGACAGCCTTTGAAGAGCTGAAAGATGCGGGTTATATCCGAATCTATCGAAAAAGCTTTGGACGAGGTAAAGGGATTCAAAACTATCCTCTAGTCCAAGATGTGCCTATCACAGATGATTTCTGGAAATACTGGACAAGTAGCCTTGAAAAGGAGTTATCCACAGGAGAAGATGAAGATTGATTTTACAACTTACGGCTTTTACAAAGTTGAAAAATTCAAAAGTTGAATTTTACAAAGTTGAAAAGTCCAAAAGTTGAAGAATCCGACACTAATAATAACTAATAAATAATAAAGAC